TTACATCTGTTTCGTCAAAGGTTAGTTTAGCATAACGTTTATCATAAACATTAGCACTACTAGTGGCTGATGTAGCAGCGGCATTACTATACCAAGCTAAACCGCTCATATTCCAGTAGCCCTCCATGAAACATTATTAGACGAGCATACTTCATCATTAGCAGCTCCTATTATATTATGGTAATCGAATAAAAATAATTTTGCATTATACTCTAAGTAGGTTGTACCATCCATATCAGGTAAATATGTTGTAGGTAATATATATTGATTAGCCTCAGTTGGGACATAAAGGCATTTGTCATGTACTATAACTTCTTCAATAGTTCCACCAAAGTATGCACCAGATGTAGAAGCTTCGTCATATTGTCCTATATTAAATCTTCCAGAAGCAGAATAACCACTACCATTCCATATGGTGTCACCCTGTCCCCAGTCAGTTCCAGACGTCTTTACTAACATACCATTTACATACATCTTTATACAATCTGTAGGTAGGGTATTATCAAATGTAATAACTATAAATAGAGGATTCTCTGCGTCCTGTTTAAAACTATAGGCACTTGTTACAGTCACACTATCTGATGCTATTGTAGCTCCAGATGATAAAACAAACTTAGGTGTTACGTCTCCTCCTGCTGTAGAACCTCTTGTTATTGACAACGCTACTGAACCTTTAGTGCTATATTTATCTGAAAATATATAAGAATCATAAGAACCTCCCCCTGTTGGTAAGTCTGGTGTAACGTGTGCTATAAAAGTAGCCTCTCCTTTATTCCACCAAGGTGAACTCCATGAAGTTGCAGTACGTAATTTTTGTTCACCACCACCTGTAGACGCAGCACCTGCTACGTTACCAAATGCATAACCTGCAGCTCCAGTAATAACACTCTTAGGTGTATCAGCAAAAGATACACCAGTAGATGTACCTGATATATAATATTTAAAAGTAGTACTACCATCAGCAGCTGGTAATTCATTAAGTGGTGCGTGAAAGAGTATACCATGATATTTATCTTCTATTGGTCTAGTGTCTACATATAATAATCTATATAACACATCATCGCCTTCTTCTTCCCACGTAAACTTAAGAGCATTTAATTCTTCCCTGTCTAATTTATACAAGTCTACCTTGTCTGAGCCTGACCCAGACAATATATTGTAATTAGGTTGTACTGAGAGTGGTTGTGTTATCTTAGGTAGTTCGTCTTTGAACTGCCAGTATATTCTAGGTCTCCTAGCGTACTGAGTACTTTCGTCGCTAGTAAGAGTTATCGATTGATTACCTGTACTATCTTGTATTCCTAATCTAAACACCAAAGGATTTCCTTGTGTAGTGTCTGTATCTCTAGCCAGTTTCATCAAATCTAAATAAACGTAATTAGATATTTTTGCATTAGATGTAGCTACTTGTCCACCAGACCTAGTTTCTTCATCAAAAGCACCATATCCATAATCTTTACCCAATTCTAGAGTACTTTCTTCATCAACATTTAAATCCCAGTTGCGTAAATATAAACCACTCATACCTGTGGTAGCACGTTGTGCTGAATCATAACTATATAAAGATTCATTCCATGTTGAACCTGTTATAGCTGCTGCAGTAGGGACTGCGTTAGAACTACCTCCAGCTTCTACATTCTGTACAATACAGAAGTTTTGATAAGTACGTTGAGTTTGATTTGCATACCATGTAAGGTTTAACCAATATTTCTTAGGGCCAACCCATAGTCTAGTTATATTGTCTTCTATACATATATCTGTACCAGAAACATCAGACTCAATAATATCTTGGTCAAACGTAATAACACTTGGTCCTGCTACAATAGATGTGTCTGTAGATAGTTTTAACTCGGTTACAGAACCTACACCCTTCTTACCCCAGCCTAAAGTATTAGCACTACCAGTAGCAGCACTAGGTACAGCCTCACCCATAATATATATTATATATGATTCATCTAAATGTTTATTAAATACTTGTGGATTTGCTACTTTGATTTGATTACTATTTAAAACTGTACCATCTTTGGCAGTCATACCGGGTACTTGTTTTATCTTAGTGGATGTCATAATGTGTTCTCGTCTTGTCCATGTGTTGTCAGCATCAAAACCAGAACCACTCATTTCATATCTAAATAGTCCTTTTGTAGTAAACCCATCTTGTGATGGTATAGATGAAGTAGTTCCTGTCATTAAATTTACATTACCTGTAGCAGGTGATGTTAAGTTATTAGTAGTACCATCTCCAGTTATGTTTATTACAGAACCACTAACTGAAGTATTATCGTAATTAGCTGATATTTCAGTGCTAGTTTTATAATAGTGTATACCAAAAAACTGACCACCTAAATATTTTTGATTTTGGTTAGTTCCAGATACACTTACCCAAGCACAACCATTAGGCATAACTCCAGTAAGTGGTACTTTATCTAAAGAATTGAAATTTGCAGTAGAAAAACCATTAGCCATAATATAACCATTAGCATTAGTAGTCCAATTATTACCTGTACTGTTAGGTAATTGATATGTGTCTTCAAAACCAAAAATCATACTTTCTTGCATGTCTTGTTCTACTAAGTTACCTGAAGTGTTAGCTCCACTTACTGCCCATCCCCTAACATTATATACGTTAGGTGATGTACCCTTTGTTATAGTTTGGAAAGGTGTTACTATACCTTCGTCTTTAAATGTAAAAAATTGTTGATTTCTAATAGATGCTCCTGCACTACAGTTTTCTATGTCTGGTGTAAAATTACTTAACTTAATATTGTCAATGAATACTTCTGCCTCTATAGCTGCACCACTTGGATAACCACCATTATCGTCACCATATTCAAATATACCAAATGAATTATTATAGTCCATAGTTGAAGAACCACTTATCCATCTGTAATTTTGAACCCACACAGTCATATGTTTAGGGTAATTAGCAGGTTGACTGAAGTAATATTTATGATAACCTTGACCCGAACCACTAACAGCAGGGAAATAAACGTCAAGATAGGGGTTATTGAGTAAACCAGAACTATCTGTTGTACCTGATTCAGCAATTTCTGTTTCAAAGTAACATCTCATAGGTACTCCAGAACTTTCTAAACCAGTAGTTGACTCAGTATATAAATCGTTTCGAGCAGAATTAACAGTGTTAGGTGCCCATGCATCCATAACAAACTTCATATTAAACCAAGAATCCATAGGTAACTGTACTTCACGAACAGGTGTAGTTGTAGGTGAAATCCATCCAGTTGTACCTACTTGTAAAGTATCTTGTAAACCGGCAGAATTTGTAGTCAATTGTACAAGACCATAATCTTGAGTTGTAGTATTGTTAGCTGCATCTAAGTACGGACCAACAGGTAAAGTAGCAGCATAAATAGTAGAAGGGTCTGTACCCACACTAGCGCTGTCTATACCTGCTTTGAGTATAGCCACACCACCTACGACATGTTCAGTAGTATCACCGTTGTAAAACCTTTGTAACCCATAATCTAAAAATTTATCTAGAGTAGTATGGTCTGCTTTTGGTTTGTAATTAGAAAATGTAACAACAACACTTCTCAACAGACTAACATAAGTATCAGACTGATAAGTTGCATTATCTACATCAGTGCCCGTCCAACCACTACCGGGAGGAGGGTCATCATAATAAGCTTTACCATCTGAGTATCCAGTTGCGCCTCCTAAATTTAAATATGGAGTAAATCCTAATTTAGATACATTCATTCTCATATCTATAGTAGGAACAGCTGCAGCTCTCCATCCTAATCCAGAGCCAGATAACATTGTAGCATCTAAACCCATATTAGGTTGTGGTAAATTATATATACTAGCACGTGTCATAGAAGGTATAATACCTCTAGCACCCATAGCTTTTTGTATCTGTTGACTGTTTGTACTGTAATCCCACAGATGATACATCCTAAAAGCTTGACCTCCACTGTATTTTTTAGCAGTAGATAATTCACATGCAGTCATCATAAGAGGATTAGTCTCAGAAGAAGTAAAAGGATTGTTAATACTACTAGAAGCATACACATCATCGAATATGGTGTTACCTTTACTAGCTAAAACACTTGATTCAATATCAGAACCGACACCGACTTTTTGAGCAAATTTAAGTTTTGCCTTGATATCTTTCCATTTCCAATATGGTTTTTTCCAAGCTGCTTTTTCATTACCACTACGACGGTCTTCTTGAGGTCTCCATACCCCATTCATGTCTCCAGTCTCAGGTGTTATGAAAACTCTATCACCAAATGCAAATTTACCTGCACCTTCTACTTTCTCAGCAAAGAAATTCTTTAGACATTCTTCTCTTTTATATCCTAAAACACCACCCAATGACTTAGCAGTATCTAAAGCATCTTGTACAGTTAGGTAGGCTTGAGCTAATTCAGCCGTACCATTACCCAAACTGCGAATCATTTTGACATCACCAACAGTTTTATCAGCAGCATCAAATTCTTCTATCATATAATAATTATCACTATCTACACCAGACCTATAAACTGATATATCTGCACCTGTTTCGTTGTTTGCAGCTACAGTTCCGCTAGGATAAGATAGTCTCATGGTACCTTCTTCTATCTCGGTACCTTGTTTTGTAACGTAAAGTTCTAATTGAGGTATAACAGGAATATTAGGCATTGTAACACCCTCACAGTATACTTGCATATATCCTCCCATCAACTTAGATTGACCATATTTAGGGGTTTCAGCTACTGTTCCACTTAGTGCGTAGTAAGTAGGGTCTGTTCCACCTCTTAAAATAATTGCAGTGTCAGTACCACCCCATGCCATATCTGAATAATTAGGTTTAATAGCTATTGCTTTTGTAATATCAGTACCTCTGTAAAATGTATTCTTCTCTACTGATTTCATATTGCTCTCCTCCTCATAGCAGGATTACCTGCAAAGCTATCTATATTTAGGTTTGATTGGTTCATTTCGGCTGTCTCCACTGTTAAACTCGATACAACCATGCCGCCTCCTACGTTAGAAAATCCACTATCGGCACGTTGTTGCATAATATGATTGGTTGCAGTATTATTTAAAACTTGTCCTGATTGGTTAGGTGTAAACAACTCAGGTCCACGTTCCCCTACCATATATGAACCACCTGCAACAGGATTGCCCCCTGATGACATAGCTTGTACATAACCACCAGTTGCTCTTCCCATTCCTCTTCCCATCGCAGCAGCTCCAAGTTTACCTAATCCACTCAATGTGAACTTAGCTGCAATTGCAGTTACTTTGGCTATACTATCACCTAAGAATATAAACCCACGAACAATCATCATTGTTATTTCATATGTTTGCTTAAGCATCTCATTCATTCGATAAAGTGCACCACCGGGTTCTGTAAAGTATTCGATAACCTTTTGGAACGTTTCTGATTGTACAATAGCTTTACCTATACCAACAGCTATGAGTATAAGAGCAGCAGCACCAAGTGTTGCAGCCATCCAGAAACCTACAGTAGCGAGTGTTAATCCTCCAAGTACACCAGTAAATGTTGTAGCCGCTGCTGATGCAAATAATTTAGCCTTTGCATAAGCCATTGTAATTATACCACCTAAAGTATATTGTGTATTACTTGCTGCTAACATCGTATTATTAGCTGACATAGCTGCAGTATTTTGTGCTATTGCTCTCAATGTCATCATTAAAGTGATGTTATATACTATTTGTAAACCAGTTGTAATAGGTAATATTTTATTTATAATGTAGAATGATAATGCTAGTTTTGTAAGTTCTGGTCCCATTAATTCTAATGCTCTAACTACAATTCTTAGTGGTAATGTGTATAATCTTAACATTTCTACGTTTAAAAATCCTTGTTCACTGAATTCTTTGATTACGGGTATTATGTCCATTAATAATTCATGTAGTGCTTTCATACCAGAAACTGCTATTTCCTGAATAGCTAAACCGAAATCTGTCAATTGTTTGTTTCCATCCTCTCCGGTAACAATCAAACCTTGTAAATCCTCTATCATCAGTGTAACGGTCTTGTGAAACGCATTTAGATGTCCTTCTGCTACGAATGAAGCATCTGCGTGTTGAAATATAAATTGTATGTTGTTCTTTAAAATCTGCATCTGAGCTGAGAGAGACTCGTTCTGAGTTTCTACCATCTTATCTAACTCTCCGCCTGCAGTTGCTGTTTCGTGTACAGCTTGAGTAAACTCATCAGATGCTTGAACTAAGTGGACAAACGCCGTAGCACCACGCACATTCAAGTCATCAATTAATCCAGTCAGTAACTCTGTGTTGTTAACAGTATCCTCACCTACTACTTCTGCGAAGTCTGCTGCAATTTCGTTCAATTGCCTCATGTTACCTTCTGCGTCTAAAACAGATATTCCCATCTTTCTGAAAGCAGTATCGTTTTCTTCAGCGTGTTTAGCAAATTGTGCTAACGCCTGTCTCAAACCACGCCCTGCTATACCAGCCTCTAAAGCTCTATTAGTCAATATCTGTAGAGACCCTAACAATTGGTCAATAGATTGCCCTGTAGAGGTAAAGAAAGGTAAAGCAAACTTAACAGCGCTTGATAAATCTTCATACTCTATTAAAGATTTCTGTATAGCATGCGCAAACTTATCTGTTATTTCAGCAGATTGGGTCATTTCCATGTCAAATCCACGTAAGGTTTGTGTGGTTAGTTTTGCTATAGTGTTGTGGTCACCTTGAACAGCCATAGATAGCTTCAAAGTGTTGCCTAAAACTTCCATAGATTCACCAGCCGTTAAACCAGCCGAAGCCAGTTGGTACAGACCAGTTGCACCATTTTGCATATTCATACCAAATGTCTGTCCGAACTGAGTAACTTGCTCACTTGCAGCAAAAAGAACCTCATCAGTCTCTTGCCAGACAGAATTTGCGTTAATAAGTTCACGTTCGAACTCAACTAATGCTTCTGTATTTTGGTTTAATTTGTAATAAAATGCAGTTAGGGAGGCTATTGTTTCGACTAAAACTTGATTGAAATTATTCTTCATCTCATTTGCAGTATCTACTGCTGCCTTTCCAAAATTAGTAGAACTTTCTGTTAAATCGGTAGTAGATTTATCTAATTCATCTTGAGCTTCAGTTAAATTGTCAGTGGCTTCCTCTAAATTTTTGTTAGCTTTGGCTAATTTTTCTCCACCCTGCTCTGCAGCATTGCGGGCTTGTACAACTACACGACCAATAACGTCTGCTTCAGCCTTAGCTTCGTCTCTCAGTTGGCGGCCCTGTTCTACAAGTTGTTTCTTTTTCTTTATTTCTGCATCTATTTCGTCTAATTGTTTCTGACGACCTTTGGTTATACGTTTCCAGCCAGCAGTCATCTCTTCTCTTTCTTTAATTTTGTCTTTTAATGCTGCTTTATCTGTTACAACTGCTTTTTCTCTAGCAGTTACATATTCTTTAGAGTTTTTGATAGCCGCATTTTGGTCAGCTTTGGACATTTTAGAGAAATTTCTAGTTAATGTAGTCAGTCTTTCTATGGGTTTAGCGGCTTTATCTACACCAGCGAAAAGTGCAGCTCCTTCCTGACCCATTGCTTGTCTCATACCTTGGAAAGCACTTGCTCCACCCTTTTCTAAAATAGCAGCAGCGTCACCACCCACACTTTCTATACGTTTCATTCCTGCAGCAGCTGCAGTTGCGATGTTAAAAGAATTTTGTCTAGCTGCAGTAGAAGCAAGTTTAGATAACTTGTCTACCTCAGCTTGTGCTTCGTCTACTCTTTTTTGAGCTTGACTTTTTCTTTGACTATTAAGAGAACTATATATAGCTGAGGCTCCTTTAGCGAGCAAACTCCCTGTACGGGAAAGAGCACCAGTGCTTGGTACTGCTAAACCCACTGCCATTTTAGCAGCGAATACTTGACCTGCGAAACCCATCTATTGTAAATCCTTTAGACTTTGTATTTTTCGCTTCCCTATCATTTCTTCATATTTAGCCCTTGTTTGTAAGTATCTGTTGTAAGATTGTCTTATCGAAGGCTTATTTTTAGCCATTTGGCTAACATCTTCATCATCATATCCATCCATTGAGTGAAAGTTTTCGTGCTGAGCATAAGCTGCAAGAAGACCTTCTAGTTCATGTCTTGGCGTTTCCTTTATTTCTATCCAACTCATTCCTAATCCCTTCATCAAAGGGATGTAGAGTAATACCGCATCAGGCGTGTCCGTCATCAGGGAGTAAAATTTGCCTTCACTTCCTCTTCGACGCCTAAAATATTGTTGGTAATTGCATACCTAAGTGTAGTGGGGAGAAGTTTCCACTGTTCTTTGGAAATACAAGGTCCTTCAGGATTCTTTTCGTTTGCCTTTCCAATCATCCTTTCGACTCTTTCTGCACCTAATTCTTGAAAATATCCCATTTTCTCATCTTCTGACATTCCGTCTTGAGATTTTATTTTAGGTTCTTCTTTTTCTACTAATTCACAAAATTGGAATTCCACTAACTTTTCTCTGAATATTACTTCAGATATCTGCACTTCATCAGTGAGTGCTACTAATTCTTCCATTGACCAAATTTCTTTCTTTTCTTCTGTCATTTTTAAAACTCCCAAGGGGGACCAGCCCCCTTAGTTTTTATCAACTAATCTATACGTTAGTTGTTGCGCCTGTATTAATTGCTGTACCAATGATTGGTGTGACGTAGGACATAAACTCAATAGTTTCTTCCGTAACGCCATCAGCATTAATAGTAGCTGTGTGTGATTGTACACATGCATTAGGAATGGTTATTACTTCTGAACCACTCTTTAATGCTAAACATACTCGATATCCGTGATATTTGTCAGGTTCTTCTAGACCTTCCCAGAGAGCTGCGCTCGCATTTTTAACACCGAATCGACCAATGTTGTACATCGTATCAAACTCATCACTATTTTTCTTCATAGTTATAGTAACGGTTGTTTCTTTTTTGATTTCTGCCTTCGTAATAGAACGGAGACCGAAATAACTAATATCTTCATCCATAGCTCCAATACCTATGTCGACGCCTACAACGTCTTCAAAGTTAGGAACTGCTGCTATATCTTCTGATAATGTCAATTTTCCTGCTGTTCCGGTTGCTCCTACTGCAATAGTTGCTGCGTTAGCTGCAAAGGTTACACCGTAATTAGCTGTTTCAGTTAACAAACCTACATCTACATCTCTTCCTAAATAGTAAACCATCAGTAATCCGCCTTTAATGTTTGTGTTTTGTTAATCAATACTGCGTTTGAACTTTGTAGTATTGTCTGGTTTGTCATAAATGTTAATGATTCTTCTTGAACTGCGTCTGGACCAAGGGTAGTTGTATATTCTGTAAGCATACAGTTTGGAATTGCGATAATTTCAGAACCATTCTTCATTTGAACGTGAACTCTGAATCCAAATTCGTTTTTAGTTGTGTTACCTGCATCTACAATGTCCTTTGGATTTTTAAATCCATCACCTAGTTTTGCACCATTACCGTCAAGACCCCATCGGGCTCCCCAGTATTGTGTACCTGTAAAATTAGTTAAGAATGTACCATCTGTTGGACCATTATACATGATATCCCAACAATTATCATTCTTTTTGCGTGTAAGAGTAATTGTTATCTCTTTCTTTTGTTCGACTTTACCTGTACCTTTTTGGCCAATAAAGGTAATGTCTTCGTCCATAGCACCAATGCTAATATCTACGCCAGTCAAATCTGCAACTTCTGTGTAATTACTAAAAGTAGTCTCGCTCATGTCATCAGCGAATAGAATACCAGCGTTTGTTGCTGTTGCTCCTGCTACAGCTGCATTACCGCTAATACCTACGGTTTCGGTATCTGTTACCGATTCAGTTGTGAGAACGACTGACACGTCTCTTCCTAGGAAATATACCATTTTTTCTTCTCCTTGATTTTTTGTTGTCTAGACAAAATCCATGACATTACATTCGTTACATTTAAATTACTTAACATGACTATATAAAGTTTTCCTTCAGTCTATAAGAATCTAGCTTTATTTTTAGGTTTAAACGATGCTACACCCTTTCTTCTTATCATTAAGAAAGGTGACACAGAAAAATCCTGTCCTGTTCTGTCTCTCCAATTATCTCCACTCATCTTCCATACACCTCTTGAACCCATATATTCTACAGGTGGGCTTACTTTATTCTTCCATAAAGCTGAAGCTTGATTAGCTTTAGCTATTAATCTCATATAAACATTAGCAAATTCATTTTGTACTTTCTTATCTTTGAGTGTTGCTTCCATTTGAGTAGCAAGTGAATCTGCCATAGCTTTAGAACTCAAACCAGTTACACCTTTACCAGCGTTTTTAGTCATAGATATGTCTGCACCAATATCTAACATACTAGATAGTCTAACTTCTTGCATCATTCCTATATACCCTACTCTGTCTGCAGTCAAAACTGAAGCATTCATAGCTTCCATATCCATAGCAGATATATTTCCCATAAAACCAACACCAGCTTTAGCATTTATATTACCTAACCCAGAACCCATCAACTCAATTAATCTACCATGACCACCTGTATGTGTCACTGTATAATCATATTTCAATTGAATACGGTTATTTTCTACTACTGATTTTAAAAATATACTACCTGCCATACCTGTAGTACCGATAGGAACAGTATACATGTATTCCTTATCTCCTAAACCTGCATTAGTTAAATCTATAACACGTGCAAGAAGTTGTTTACTATATGAATCAGCAGCATAAAACGGGTCATTTCTTGCCTTATCCAACTGAGAAACTAAATCTCGTTCTTGGTTCAGTTTCAGGTTTTTAAGTGTTTTATTAAAATCGCCATAAGTTTTTTCTACATTTTGACCAAATTGAGCGATAGCTTCTTCACCAGATAAACCTTGTAGGCCTTCTTGTACTTCTTTTGATACTCTAGCTTCTGTCTCTTCTATGGCTACAACATTAGTCATATTTCTACCAGTTGCTGCACCTATAACAGTTCTCATATCATCAGTCATTAATCTATCAAAACCTTGTCCACCTACGGGAGCTTGTTTAGCTAGAGGACTACTATCAATACCTCTTTGTATTGGAGTTCCTAATTCATTTAATATTGTAGATATTTCTCGTTCTCCTACGCTTGATAAAATCTCACCCACTACAGATTGGTCAAACTTATTAACTGTTGGGTTATCTCCAGTAGTAGTGTCGAATATGTTTTGTAACCTTTTGGATAACTCTGTAATGTTAGGTCTAGGTGCTTTGTCTAAAATTTCTCTAGGTGATTGTTCGGGTTGTGCAAAATAATCTTTCTTTCTTTTGCTCCACATAGAATCTTGGTCTTGTCCTTCAAGTGGTGGGTCTGGACTCATTTCCACATTATCTTGTTCAGTCTTCATCTTCATAACGTACTGTTGTGAAAAAGGAATGAATGGTGATAAACCGAGAGTTATTGTTCTGAGAACTTCCTGTTGCGCGAACTGCCTATTGAAAAGTAAATCACTCATACTCACCTATTGTTTTTGAAGACAATAATCATATTTGCGGTCGCTGCCCAAACTTCTAAATCTGAGTTATAGCCTATATCCTGAAACCCAGTGTAGTTACGTTGCACTACTTCGGTATTAGTAGCGCTGAAATCGCAATCCATCAGCACATTAGCGCAATTAAGCATGAGATAATTAAGCAACCTTCTTTCTTTATAGGGCTCTCCTGAGAC